TTAAGTCTACAGTAATCTCTAAAAATGGCGACTTCGTGTACACATATTCGCTTTTTGTGTCCTGATTCGCTTTTTGTGTCCTGATTCGCTTTTTGTGTCCTGATTCGCTTTTTGTGTCGTGCAATTCCTCGCTTCACCTAAAGCTATGCAAATCCAAAGTTGTGGTTCACTTTTACATATACTTTGTCGGTAATTGCACACGTTTACCTACACTTTGATGCAACATATAAGTATGTATATCCAATTTTACGCAACATATAAGTATATATATCCCGCTTCCCAGCGCCATGTAATGCAAATGTGATGCACTTTTCTGCGCTTTGGCGCCGCTGACAGGACTTGAACCTGTAACCTACGGGTAGCGAGCCCGCTGTTCTACCGATTGAACTACAGCGGCATAAGCCTTACTGAAACACATCTAAAACTGCCTTGCCAACCACAATTACTGCTGCGCTCATTACCAGCCAAAACAGCAGCTCCTCAATCTCATCCAGTCTCTTCTTCATTTATCACCTCGATGAAACCGCAGCCCTCTTTCTTGAAGTTTGCTAAGCTAATTGCCTCATCGGTCTCAACATCAAAATCAACCCAATACTGACAATCTTCGCTGGCACACTCGTCACTCTGTGAGCAGAAGGTGCGGTCTCTGTACGTCATAACTTCGCTAACTCATCTTTCAGCAGGAACTGAAACTGTCTCATATCTTCTTGTGGAATGCGAGTAAGATCGGCATTGCCTGTCGCCTCGCAATCCTGTCTAAGAAGCTGGATCTCTTCCCTTCCCTTAGTGTAAGCCCGGTGATCGTCGGAATAGAAATAGTAGATATCTGCCACTAACCAACGATTGATCAAGTTACGTCTTGTTTCTTTTTGTGCTGGTGTCATATCACTCTCCTTGTTGAACACGTCTTCATTATATCTATTTTCAATTGCTATTCACTATTTTGTTTAGACTGTTTTGTTATGATGCGGCCCTTTCTAATTCCGATAACGACTTAGCGCGCTCTCTAGCAAGTCTCAACCTCTTGTAGTCTTTGTAGGTCATTTCCTCAAGCTCTATCTTACTACCTATGGCTACCACCATCCGATCAAGCTCAAGGTTTTCCCTGTCCTTTCGGCTCAGGCCAGTCTTTATGAATTCAGCCTCGAACAAAGCGCCAGCCGGCAACCCTATCGCATCCGCCACCTCAAGGCCCGATGCGCCACACGAGAAGCAGTAACACAGAACCTTGCCGTCCTTCTCCGTCACACTCATCGACGGGTTCTTATCGCCATGCACCGGGCAGCATGCAATGTAACCCTTGCCCGACTTGCGCACCTTATCCAGTCTTTCTAAGAATCGTTCGATCATTTTTCCTTCCTAATGCCATTTTAATTTGATGATGCTTGATGAATCCCATGACCTCTGGCGATACCTCGTTTGACAGCCTTGGAATAATTTTGTTGGGCCACACACCAAACTTCTTCTTGTAAAGATGGCTAGCATACCCAGACTTATATCCCTTTTGAGCGGCGAAACAATATAACTCACCCAGCCACTGAGCCTTTTGCTCGTTCGTGAAGTTCTTGTTGTTTGCCTTGGTTAGCTTCTGCAGCTCTTGGCTGTCGGATATCAGCTGCTCCCGCTGTGGGACCTCGTAGCCACACTTACACCTAATCCCGACCATTTCCTGATAGCACTGCGGACACTTCCTTACCTTGGGCTCTTTCTTCTCCTTGGTCTGGCTTCTCTCGTTGAATTTCTTAGTGCCGTCATCAAGACTCTCTGGAATGATATCTTCGGCAAAGCCATGCTTTTGCACGTTGCCGGCGTGGTCCAAATAAATTGCGTTTTCCTTGCCTTCCGCTGTGCGCATAATTCGCCCGGCTCTTTGCACAAACGAAATAATCGAATTCGTAGGGAAGCAGTCGATAAGACAAGATACTTTCGGCGCGTCATATCCGGTGTTCAAAAGCCTAGAACACGACAAGATTTTGAACTCGCCCCTATCATGCGCCCTGAATATCATCTGGCGCTCTTCATCGTCCATGTATCCGTCAATATGCACAGCCGGTATCCCTGCAGCCTCAAACATGTCAACCATCTGCTTCGAATGCTTGATCGATGGTGTGAACGCAATCGTCTGACGATCTTGGCCGTGTTTTATCCAATTCTGTATAATATCGCCAACAAGCTTTTGATCTTCTTCAATCGCAGAAGATAGAGCCTTTGGGTCAAAGTCCGTTCCACCAGTCGGTAGCGCACGCTTTTTTATACCCTTGGTGTCAACGCTGTGGCCGCCATAATAATCTACCGGGCATAGGTAGCCGTGGGATAGTAAATCTCTCGGGGTCACCGGAACCACGATATCGTCATAGTGCTTACCCAGTCCCTTTGCATAAGGCGTTGCGCTGAGACCTATAAACGGAACAGCCGTATAAGCGTCCATGTACTTCTGTAGGCCCTTGTAGTGAGTGTGGCATTCGTCAACTATGGCGAAGTCGAACTCAATCATCCTTGATCTTCTAGACATTGTTTGTATCGATGCGATTTGGATCGGCGCATCCCAATTAGTCCTTTCATGATTTCCCTGAATAACGCCGACATCCAAACCATTGAGATCAAACGCTTCTAGAGCCTGCTGCACTAACTTGATCCTGTCACAGATAAACACGCACCGCCTGCCCTTCTTTGCTGCCTCACTCAACATATACGCCGCTGTGATCGTTTTGCCAAATGAACATGGTGCCGCTAGGATGGGTCTTTTATTACCTTTTCGTAATGATTCCCTCAGCATTTCTATGGCTTTTATTTGGTGGGGTCTTAGTTCCATATCACTCTCCTCTCGTTTATATCTTATTCATCCACCGCTCTAGTGGTATTAACTCTTCCTGCTCCATCGCATATACAGTCGTTTTAATTTGCATGATTTTTTCATCCCTGAAAAGGTCTTTTCCTGACGCCACTCCAGCGCAGCGGAATTTAAAGTCTGAGCCAATCATCAATATGTAGTAATCGCATGGCTTGACTGCTTTGTTTGTCGTAGCCAGCAAACGCCCCCTTTCGTAGTTGGTACACTTAACGTCTATCGTGTATCCGTGGAATAGTAAATCGTGGTGAAGCTCTTGAGTCGTGAAGTCCGGGTAGACGTTTAAGAGCCTAGCTGCAAGTATCTCAGCCGCAGCGCCATCGTAATCTATACTTTTCTGACTCCTGTGGCTTATCTTGCCATTCGTCAATCCCCAGTCAGCACTGTTATTCATTCTGCTCTGACCAAGCATCATCGCTATTTTTTTCTCGAATTCAGTCAATGTATGTACCATCGCATCACCCTTTTTTAAGGCCATAGTTGTCTTTTGATGGCTGTAGGTGACCTTATGCCTACTCCATCATTCTGTATAGCTCTAATTGCCCAGTAACCACCAGTAATCAGCAAACCACTTCGCGGGGTATCTCCGCACGCAGGCCACTCGCCCTCTTTATGTCACCAATACGCTGTTTATCCCGCCATCAAAGGTCGGTGGTTAAATCTGGCTTTCTTGAGCGGTTGCACCATGCGACAACGCGATTTGTAGTGGCTCGACACTACGGCAGGCACAATATGTAGACAACTCTTGACGGATGAAAGATGGTTTGAAACAATATCCCTTGTCGGGTGATCGTTCCTATGGTTCTGTCATCGGTCTTTAGGGTTGGCAGCCCACCGACAATTAAATACTACTAAACTTCCCTACCTAAATCAAACAACATCTTTATGTAAGATGTGATAGCGGACTTTTATGATCGTATTCTTATGTACGCCATACTTGTCCGCTTGTTTTTGATACGTCAGACCATGCCGGTTTTCTCGAATCTCTCTAACCAGCTCTGGCGTCAATTTGTATGCTTTTCTTCCCATTAATCTACAACAACCTCGCACTCTGTCTCTACCCAAACCCGTGCACCGCACGAAAGAGGCTTCTCCGGGCTATAAACAACTGTAGCGACAACCTTTCCGTCATAAATAATCTTTGCTTCATTTACCTTTCGG